TCAATCTCCCAAGTTTATTAAAACTATTTCGGATAGTGACAATTCGATAATCATCCCTGTTTTGGGTGATATCATTAACGGACTTTGGTTCGAAACGGACACTAATAGTAATGCCAACATCGCATCGAATCTCTTTTACAAATCCACCCTAGACCTCTTCATAGGTGGTCAAAAAATAGATTCCCAGCATTTTGACTACTATAGCGAAATTTGGCCAAACTATCTTGCAGATACGTACAACAAGTCTCAAGAACTTAATAACAAGGCTTCGTTGTCTAATAAATTTTTTGTTCCTCTCCATTTTTTCTTTTGTGACCACAAAGCATTTTTACCCTTAGTGGCACTCCAAAATCATCAAGTAGAAATACGGATTAATTTTGATGAAACCAATATCGCAGGAATCCTGGCGAATGAAAAGAAAGCCCATATGTACGGAAACTATGTATATCTCGACACAGAAGAAAGAGAATCACTCGTAAAACGATCGTTAGATTTCGTCATCACACAAACACAGAGGGTGGAATTTCCATTAAATAGTATTACAGACAATCAATCTGAATCCGGTGGTTATAACACTCTCGACCTTTCACCCTTTAATCACCCAGTAAAATCACTTTTTTTTGGATTTGGTGCTTCCCAAGTTAATCCAGCACTGGATCGTTTTAGTTTTACTAACGTAGATCTATACATCAATGGCACACCATTATTAGAAAATATGAGTCCAGTATATTTCCATACCGCACAAAATTATTACAAATCATCCTATGGTAAGACTTCCTTTAATACTATCAGTCATTCACCAAACTATACCCGATACTTCGCTTACCACTTTTGTATGAATGCATCGGACTACAACCCATCAGGATCGTGTAACTTTAGTCGTCTCGACAATGCAAAGCTTGTATTGAGGGGTGTTGAAGCGGTTGGTCGATCCTACATGTATGTGTATGCAGTTAATTATAATGTGCTCAGGATCAAAGACGGTTTAGCTGGAATTTTATTCGGTAACTAATATAATGGCTACACAAGCGGAAGGAATACTTGTCGCCGCAGGTCAGATTTTCGTAAGTAGTTTAGATGCTGAACCCAGGGAGCAAGATATTATCGCAGGTGTCGCGAGTATCGAGGCTGGTGAAATCACAGCAGACAAAATTACAGTAGCAAATCTTGTCCTTACAAATGAACTGAGTGCTTCGGGTGACTTTGAACTAACCGGATTTACAAATGTTAATCGTTTGACAGCCACCCAAATTGGTATCGGCACCACAAACCCTGTAAATGATTTCCAAGTTGGTACGGACCGTTTTCTCATTAATCGTGAGTCACCAAATCTTGTCACAGTCCTCGGCAACGTAGTTTCCACAAATATCCTCTCTACAAATATCTTCAGAACCGTGAATAATGCATTTCTTGTTGATAGTATTGCCTCCAATGTCCTACAAATCACTGGAAATACATATTCAACGAAGATCATAGCAGGACCACTTACAGCATCACCGGGTAAAGACGCGGCTTTATTTGAAAATGGTAACGTTGTGATTACCAATGGTCATCTTAATGTAACAGGTAACATTGTGGTCGCCGGTAATGTAAGTATTACAGATGATCTGACATACTTGACTGCTCAAAACCTAATCGTATCCAATGCATGTATTCAAATGGCCGATGGATATCCAGGTGGTGCATATGATAATGCTCTTCTTATGACAGATCATCCCGGTGCCGAAGCAAATTTAGTGTTTGGATACAATACGTCAAACAATGAATTCATGTTTTCGAAAACAATGGTTAGTGCCTATACATTTGGTGGTCCTGGGCAACAATTAATCGATTTAGATTCGAATACGGTGAATGTTCATGTATATGGTAAATTTTACACTGATAGTAATGTGGGTGTCGCAAATATTGCACCCACACACACACTTTGTATTGGTTCTAATGTCTTCTTCGAAGAGACGGGATCGAATGTGATGCATGCCACTGGAAATGTCTTCATAGAACAATTAAGTTTAGGTGACGGTGGTATAACTAGTACGAACGATCTTTTACAAATCGATGCCACCTCCGAGCCACCAATTGTTATGGCTGCTAACGTTCAAATGGTTTCATTTCGCACAACAGGAGCTTCTGCCTCTGGTGTATCTAATACCTCACCGACAGATGCATTGTCTGTAGGCACAAAAGTATTTGTAAATTTGACAGCTGCCAATACCCTAACAATTTCTGGTAATACCGTCACTACAAACCTTGAAACACAGGTGGTAACTTCGAGTTCAAATATTCTCGTACATGCAGATCAAACCGGTCCTGATAGCACTTCAAATGCACTCATCCTCAGATCTGGTCCAACCACCTCTAATGTAACTAGTATCGAGGTATATGGTGCCAGTACATCGAATTCACATCAAAACATCATATTCAAAACCAAAAACACCGAAAGAATGCGTGTAAGCCCCGAAGGTTATATTGCTATCGCCAATACAATTCCCACAGAGGCTCTCACAGTGAGTGGAAATGTCCAAGTCACTGGAAGCAACGCGGTTGTTTATGGTAATACATGGGGTTCCAAGGGGATGCGAATGTATGCATTACCAAATACAGGTGAAAACAAGATTGAAAATATTGTGAATACTGGGAAGGGTCTCAACTTCTTTGCGAGTACCACATCCACCATGGGTGCGGCGAAGATGACAATCTTGGAATCTAGTAATGTGGGTATTGGGTCAACACAGCCCCAAAGCCTTTTCCAGACCTCTGGAGGATCTGCTTTCATTAATCAACAAGTTACACGTCGTAACAGCTACAATCATCTCAGCACACCCCTCGTCGTGAATAACACTTCAGAAATAACTGTGATCAATAGTACTTCCAATGTATTCCAACTCACAAGGGAAGGTACAGGTTCTAAATATGGCGCCAGAGCTTCTTTCAAGTTGGGTAAGTGGGACATGACGGATAGTAAATCCAAAACACGCCTCGATATAAACCTGGCTGACGATGATTATGCAGTTGATACCAATATTATGACCATACGCAGTGACGGTAAAGTTGGTATTGGCCATCCAGTGCCAGAAGCTTTCTTAGAAGTCAAGTGTTCGGGTGTGGGTGACACGGGTCTATTAGTGCATAACCACGATAATGGTGACGCCATAATTTCCGCAAAGACTGATCTAGCGGAAGGAAATGCCTTTAGTAGTTACGTAAATGGAAATGCGGGTTGGTCCGTGGGTATCACGGGGGCACAAGGTGATTTTAGAATTACCAGTAATGCGACAGTAGTTGAAGAAGCTTCTTCAACTTCTATATACATCGATGGATCTACGAGTAACGTCGGTATCGGTACAGATGCTACAAGGGGTGAATTGGAAGTCAAGGGTAACGTCGTGATCGGGAACATGCTAACATTTGGTGGTCTGCCAGGGAGTGAATTTGGGAACACCGCCTTCATAGAGAGGAGGTACGGTCAAAATCAAGCTAAGAATGAGCTCGTCATTTACAAGGGCAATAAGGGTTCTGGTTTGGAAGGTACCACGAGGATACGTCACCTCGCCGCAGAACACATATTTCAAACATATGATGATGCTGAATTTGATTTAACTTCTGGTTTGCCATTGACCGAACTTGATACAGCTGTTGATATTCCTTTACGTATCACCGCTGACGGTGCTGTTATCATTAATGGTAAAGTGAATACAGCGCCTAGTGACTCTGCGAACAAACTCGTCGTCGCCGGTAATGTTGAATTTACTGCGGGTGGTCAATTTAAACTCACTGGTATCGAGTTTGAAACGACAAACCCCGTATCAGGTGATTCGGTGAATATTTACAGAAATGTTGCTGATTCGGGTACTGCTCGTGCAATGACTTTTGTTCATGAAATATCAGCAGGAAGTGAATTTGAGTTTGCTCGTTTTAACCAACAGGGTCACTTGGGTATCGGTACAGACACGATTACCGGGTCGAATGTTCAGATTCATAACTCAAGTACTTCTGATTCAGATGTTTTGAAACTGACGAGTAACGCCGCTGCTAGTGGCACGACAAAAACTGGGATGCTTCTGTACCTCAGTGATGCAGACGGTGGTTACGTGAGGGGATATCATGATACAACCAATGACATTGCAGGTCTAATTTTGGGTGCAGTACGTGACGGTACAGATGCCGATGCAATTCGTATTACACATACAAGCAATGTAGGTATAGGCACTACAAACCCACTTCAGAAGACCCATCTTTATAATGGAACCTTCCTTATCGAACAAACATCAAGCAATGCGGTGATAGAATTTAAGACAACTGGTGGTACATCAAATATTCTCTCTGACACTACAGGAAATGTGTATATAAATCCAACATCCACGGAAATGTTTATCAATAGCAATCTCACTATAGAAAACGATATCACAGTCGGTGGAAATATCGATCTTGGTAACGCAGTCGCTATCGATTTGGGTGGTAATACTGCGAATACAGCACTCCAAGTTGGTGGTGGTATAATAACAAATTCCAATCAGGTTGCATGTAAGAGGTATGCACACGCATTTACAAGATCTTCAGCTCAAAGTCAAGATGTTCAGTTATACTTTAGCGAAGGATCATTCTATGCTAAAATTGTAGCTGTTCTACGAGAAACTGGTGATGTGTCGCGAACGAGTACCCTCCTTTTAGAAATACAAGGTGGAACGCAGGATCAATCTGTTTCTACTGTAGATATAGCAGTTGGTACTAACAATCTCTTTGGTGGTACAAATTTATACCCATGGTCTGCAACGGTTTCAACTGCTAAACAGGGTATCATAATCAAACCAAATACAGGTAACACTTCGACCCAAAATTACGACTATGATATCTTTATAGAGCTCATGTCTTCCAAAAATGGGAAATTTGAGTCTATAAGAACAAATACAGGTGGTCATGGTAATGATCCAGATTCTTTGGATACAGATCAAATAACCGCTTTCACATATTAAATGTACTACGAGGGAAGACCCCGCGGTAGATTCAATTCATACATTTACGTCCTGACGGTATCGGAGACGGCGAGTAAAACAACGCCGGCAATAAATCCCATGATGACGTAATTCAATTCGGTTTCTTCATGACCAATTTCTACTTTTACCTCTTCAATATTTGGTTTCACGACAGGCTTCTGCTGTCGGATAGGAGGTTCCAAATCCTCCAGCGGACAATACGCTATCATTTATATAATATTAGAGATTAATTTCAGTCTTCTTCTTTCGCCTGGTTCGCTTGGGTTTAGAGGCACCAACATTAACTTCCTTCACCTCACCACCGGTCGAGTCACCCGAGACTGATACAATGTCCGACATGTCGTCGTCATCATCACTCATACGATTTGCCACCTCGGTGGCCATGTTCGTGTTCATTGGTGGAGGTGGGGGCATCATGATACCACCCATGAGACTTGAAATATCTACACCCGGTCCCTGCATCTCATAGTCCCCACTGGTACCACCCACGGGGGCATCCATAGGTGGTCCATCCGGGCTCCGTGTTGTATTTTGAACTGCCGACATCATATTCTTCACCAGGTCGGGGTTCTGCTTCATCACATCATTCATATTGGGCATCACCGATTTGAACATAGAATTGGTAAGATGGAACATCATAGCAGATCCACCGAGCATCATGATCAGTTTGATCTCTGGGGCGACATTGACCTTCGATCTGTATTTCACATAGAGTTCCTCAAAGACACCATCGTAGTCATCAGAATTCTCCATCACAGACTCCGACCAACCATCGAGCTGAATTTCAAAGGGATTGTACCTCTTATTGAGAAACTCCAAACCCGTTACACAGGCGATAAGCATACGCTTAGAAAAGCGGAGAGACTGTTCAACGTCAATACTGTATGTGATTCTCTTAACCTCGGACCTCAACTCATCAACACTGGAATATGCAGTGAGTCTCTTATTCACATTGAAACCCTTCTTCTCTAGACGGGCCAACTTATTCAGAAGATCAGACTTCTCTTCATCTATTGAGGTATATCCCTTCGAGGGTTGCTCTTCCTGGTAAGTATCACCAGGACCCATGGGTACATCATCATACAAATCTTCCCCATAATCAACCTCTTCATCTTGGATTGGTTGCTGAGGAGCCGACTGCTTATTGGGATTCACAAATGCATCCATAGCCTCTTGGTGATGTTGGGTTGGTACCTGACGCATTGGCTGACTGGGACGTGGAACTGGTCTAGGGCGGGGGACTGAGATCTCAATCTCATCCATGAGTGCTTGTTCGTCTGCGTCTAATTTCATAACAGTGGTGTTTCCGCGGTCGAGTACGATTTCTTCGTCCATCTACTCTTTATGTAGAAACTAAAAAATTTACCTTTAACGCATTTTAAAAAAATATATGTAAATAATAAATGCTCAATCTTAACAAACAAGATCTCACGGCCATCAAATCCATAGCTGTACTATTTGTTATCATCCTGGTTATTATGACCTTCACCGAAACCAGTATGTATCAACCCAGGCCAATCAAGATTAACCCAGTCAGTGAGAAGTCCATCTTCAACTTGGAGTCCAAGATTGAATGCACTCCTGGTCGCAAGGAGGGTAGTGCCTACACCAAGTCCTTGACCCCAGGTGGTCTCTGTGGTGCCCAAGAGCTCGTCGCCGACCATGCTGGGTATGAGATTTCGGATGGAATCGGTGGATCTTTAATCTAAGCTAACTATAAATGGCTCTCATTACTTCCCCTACAGAGACTATTCCAGATCTCAACTATGAGTATCACACTATAACCATTGATTCCATTGGTCAAGCTAGTGCTAATACTTTTACTTGCTTTCTTCAGCAGCCCCTGAAAAATGTTGTTCAGGCTCGCCTTCTAGGTGCCCGTATTAGTACAACCACCGCTACAGAACACTGCTATATATCCATAGAGGAACTCGATAGTATTTTTAGTGATAGAGCTTCCAATGTTTATGAGGGTCAAGCTTCTATGAGTATGCTTCGCAGTTCGTTTGCGAGTATAGTGACTGATGGTGTAGCTGACATTGTTTTTAAAGATAACTATACAATCGCCACACAATATATTGATCCCATTCGTCGAGTTGATCGATTCTCAGTTACAATCAGAGGTCAAGACGCTATGACTGTTCCAAATGGAAGTGGTGATAATTTTTTAGTTATTCGTTTCGTGTGTAGAAAACCCAACCTGTAATTTTCTTCCGTTAAAGTAGTATACCATGTCCGCTGGTATTGTTCAATTGATTGCTATCGGAGCCCAGGATGAATTTATCATGGGGAACCCCGAAATATCTTTCTTTAGTTCAACATTCAAAAGGCATGCTAATTTTTCACAGTCCATCGAAAAACAAACCATCCATGGACCTGTGAAAAACAATTCGATGTCCAGTGTTCAATTCGAACGATCTGGTGACCTCCTTGGTTATGTCTATTTTACCCTCGATGATACCTCCCAAGCCCTCGATGTGCAGAGGTGGGACACCATTATCGACAAAGTAGAATTTCTAGTCGGTGGATCTGTCATAGACACCCAAGATGCAATCTTTACCGAAAAAATTGCCATAGACACATTCGCTCAAAATGTATCAAAGTCCTCGAACGGAACACACCCGGGTGTCAGCGCCCGCTCCTATTTTTATCCCCTCCGCTTCTTTTTCTGTGAGGGACCACAATGCGCGCTGCCATTGGTCGCTCTCAACTATCACAATGTGGAAATTAGGATTTATTGGGCCAATCAAGCTGCAAACTATAATGTAGAATGCTATGCAAACTATTACTATCTCGATAATGAGGAACGTGGGAATATTGCTTCCAAAAAACACGATCTTCTCATAACACAGGTTCAAAAAAATATCGCTTCCGGTGAAGTTGTTCAAGAACTTACCTTTAACCATCCAGTGAAGTACCTGGCCTCATCAGACACAACCACAGATGGTGCCCTAACATCCCCAACGAATAAAGTTAAGTTAAATATTAACGGCCTCGATGTGAGCAATTATAGATGGGGTAAGCCACACTTTATCGATGTCATGAACTACTACCATACAAACTTTGTAACCTCCCCAGATTTCTTTCTTTATTGTTTCTGTTTATCAACGAGTTCTCTGCAACCAACGGGTACCCTAAATTTTAGTCGTTTAGATTCAGCTAAGATCATGAGTGAAACCATGTCTATTAATGACCCGATATATGCAGTGAATTATAATATATTACGTATCGAAAATGGGATGGCTGGTCTCTTGTACGCGAATTAAAATACGATGTTATATTAAATGGTCAAGAATATACCAACGATCGAGAGATCG